ATATCATAGGAAGCCGCCACAAAATCTGCGGCTGACTTGCCATAGTCCACGGCAAATTCAAGTGCCGTGTCACTTAGCTGCTTCAACTGCTCATCAGCAACACCAAGAGATTTAACCTCACCCAGTGCCCTGTCCATTTCAATGGCTGGCATCAAGGCTTGTTGTAATGCGAAGCCAGCACCCACCATGCCTGCCGCACCTGCCATCATGGTATGAGTACCTTGACGATAGGTGTTGGTGACATCGGTCATTTGTCGTTGAATATTGCCCAGAGGTTTTGAAATCTGGTCAATGAGTCCAACTTGAAATCTGAGTGCTTCTGGTAACATCAACAATTCTCTATTTGCTTAGTGGTTAACCGCCAAAGGCTTTGGCTACACCGCTAGCGGTGACGGCTTGCATGTTTTCCCAATGGTTCTTCTCTAACCAAATCGCATAAGCTAGGTTCTGATCAGTATCCGGTTCATTAGGTAGCCACTTTAGCCGCCACGCATACATTTTTTGCCTGTCGCTACTATCAATGGCAGCGACAAGCCCATCTATTTTTTTACCGAGATGGAAAGCTTAGGCGCGTACTCTTTAATAACGGCACCATAAATCTGCGTTGCTGCACCTGGGTTCTGCTTAGTAATTTCACGCAGTGCATCTTTTGAACCTTCACTAACGCTACTCATTAGGAAGTTATGGGCTGCGCTGCTCGCATCACCTTGCAAGATGGTATTTTGTGCTTCGTCGTACTCAGCTGGCGTTGGGTTAAATTCAAGGTCTGTCGTACCAACAGTTAAAACAATAGGTTTTGTCATGCTGCTTCTCGCTCTGTTTTATCTAACTTTGCATCTAGACGGTCGAACCGTCCGTTAATTGATTCTTTCAAGTCGTCTACGGCTTCCCGCAGTTCGTGTTTGGTGGCGTACTTTTCTGCTACATCACCGCGTTGTCGCTCTATTGCCAGTTCACAATCATGGATACGGCGGTCATGGTCTCGGGCTGTGGTTTGCCCTTTATCCGTTCTGCCAAATACCAGATTGATAATGGTGATGACCAACGCAATAATCGCCACTCCCACCGATAACCATGATGAGTCCATCGCTATTCCTTCTGTGGGATTTCCTTCAAGCGTTTGCCCTGAAGTGCTGCAATGATGTCGTCAACAGTTTCTTGAAGAACATCATTTGTGCTTAAGCCTTTTAGTGTTTCCAAGCCCCACACCACCAAGCGAGTCGCAAAGCGTTCAAGAATGATTTTCCAACCGATTTGAAAGAACAGGCCTTTCAAAACTTCGAGTAAGGTTTTGCCGATAATTCCAGTTAAAAAGCTCATTAATCTTCTCCAACCATGGATTTGTATGCGTTGAGGTAATCCGCTTCAGTAGCCTTACCTGCGTGAGTGTTCCAATACTTTTTGGCGTATCGCGCAAGCCCTTCCAAATCATCCGCTTCGGGCAGAGCTTCTGGGAACCGAATCAAGTTCAACCGTGCAGTAGCAACCGCAAACTGAGGGGAAATCACCATATAATCCGCATCGCTTTCACAAATAGGATCAGCACCAACAGGCCCAAACATAGATAAAGCATCCAGCAAGTGAGGGCGTGATTTGCCTAACCACTCAATCAACCATCGGAATGTCGCTGGCTCCATCTGAGTAAAACCAAGAGCAGGACCACGAACCTGTTTTGAATAGGTCAACTTTCCAGACTCATGAGCCACAATCATCAAAATCAGATTGATAGCGGCTTGCGTGTTCATTTTTCCGTGTCCGCCTGTTGCCATATCCAAATGGTCAAGAACCGGCTTAATCACATGCTCAACAAAGAGCTTTCCTAGTTTCATCGCGTCATTCTCTCCATGTCGCTTTGGCACTGGGTGCAATATTGACACCCTGGTACTTTTTGGCGGCGTTCTTCGGGTATTGGGTCGCCACATTCGCCGCATTCCTGTGCGCTTTCCCGTTGTTCAATTCGCTTAGCCCTTGCCAGTTGGTTGGCAAGCGCCACTTCTGTGAATTGGGTTTCAAGGCCACTGGCATGGTCGATAACATCAGACATCACACCCCCTTATTACTGCACCAAGTCTTCGGTTTCATCTGAGCGCAGGTATGGAACACCGTTGATATTCACAAAATCTGGGCTTGTTACTTCAAACGGCAGTTTGTGAACCAGTGCGCTACCACCATTGGAATCAACATCAAGCAAATCAGAAATTTTGATTCGACAACCAAAGGCTTCTACTTTCAGCTCATCTTTATCAATCTTGCCGTAGAACAGAGCGTCAAAGGCAGGCAGACCACGCCAAGAACCGGCTTGTTTTGCGGCCTTGCTCAATTGGTTAAACTGCTGCGTGGTGAGCTCCATTTCACCACTTGCTTCTACATCACCATCGACATAACCATCTGGCACACCAGAGGTTTTGTTCACGGCGGAATTGTCGGTAATAGATAGAGTGACTTTTTGCGCTTTTAGCTTGTAGTCGCCCATTGAAAAATGCATGTTCTTGCCAGAAATACGCATGCTCATTGGTTATGCCTCCGAATCTGCAGGGTTAGAGAGATCAAGCCCAATGTTGACCACAATGTGTTTCGGGCAGTTATGAGGACGAACCATTAAGCCAATGTTTACTTTGGTTTTGCTCATCCACTGAATTGACACATCTTCATCGCGTGGTGGCATGATTTCACCAGGGAACGGAATGCCGCCAATCTCAGTGGTCTTCGACATGTCGCGCATGTCTTTACTGAAGTAAGTGCGGTTGAGCTCGATACTTGGTGGAGTTGAATTAAGAATGCGGTCAGCAATACGACGAATCGCTTTAATTCGAACGCGGCGATTTAGCTTGTGAACGGGGCGAACATATTCAAGGTATTGATAGTCTCCGCCTTTCGCTTCCAGCGTGGTGGCATCTGTCCAGTAAACGCCTTCCATATCGGCGTACCACTGGGGCAGTGAATAACGCGCATCGGCTAGCGCTGAAATAGTGCTCATTTCAAGTGGTTTACCTGCGCTATCCACTGGCATTTCACCAAGACCTAATAGGCTTCCCGTTGCGACTCGCATTGGGCTATCGGCTACGGTGACAGCGCGATCACATAAGCGACCACCAAGCACACCGACATTATTGCCATTAAGCATTGGCACTGGCGTTACCATGTTTGCTGCCACATCTTTCACTAGGGCTAGCATGGCGGTTTCATAGTCCGACCACGTTTGGGTATCTGCATCAATACCAGCACACGCAGCAAGGAAGAACACCCAACGACCAAGCTTGCTCGTTAGCTCTGTTGCTTTGTCTTGCATCGCTGTGAACTCGGCTTTGTCGGTCACAACGTCAACAATACAAATACCTTCGAAAGAGTCGGTAAGGTTGGCAGTATCTACAGCGTCTTTCCAAGAATCACCATCAGCTAAACCGAAGATGGCACCCGTCCAGTTTTGTTTACCATTAAGCTGTGCGGCTTTGACGTTTGCGCCTAGCGCATCATCAGCGACCACCTCACCAAGGTTGGTCATGTTGTTCACACGGTTAACTTTGCCTTGCAGTTCGGCTTTATCCGTTCGCCCGATGTAGAGCAGGTGGCGTTCAATCTCTGGAATCCCGCCTTGCCCTAAATTGAGGTTGTTTACCTCTACCTTTCCGGTTGCCATTGGTTGTTTCCTCGCTTATGTTCGCGTCTTGGCCTGCTCAAAGATCTTTATGAGTTGGCGGGTTACTTCGCGTTCGTTACTGCCTAATATCTGGCGTTCTGCTAATGGGATATCCCAAGCGGTGACATTGGGCTGATTGCTCAGCTCCCGGATAATTTGCCCTGCTTGCCCATGGGTAACGGTTTCCATCAGTAAGCGAAGGCTTGGCTTTTTCCGTCCTTTGCCGCTTTTTCTCGGTACCGTGTAACCCAGCTCCCTTAGCTTTCGCGCTTGCCCTTTAGAGCAAGGCGCGGAATAGTCTGGTTTTCCCCATCGCTTTTGCATTTGGCGCTTGGTCATTTTTTGCTTTTGACCAACGTGATGCCTGGCTGCAATTCTTGCGGTGAGCTTGTTGTTCCAAGTTAGGTCGAGCATGTTGGCGTTTCGTACATAAGGGGTTAACCCTTTCGCCATACGGCGCATCACTTTGCCGCGCTTCTTCCCTTTTTGGGGCTGTAATGCTTGCCCATGAATATCTTTCTGTTGCTGAATGCGTTTGCGTGTATTGGTCTTTTCCCATCGGCCAAGGGTTTTCAGTATCCAAACTCGCTTTTTGGGTGGTAGTGCTAACATGGCAAGCTTTTCTTGCATGTTGAGCACATCCCTTTTATTCGCACTAATCGTCGGTTTCATTCACCAACTCCGCTTCTTCTGCGGTGTAAATCTCTACGGCTTGAACTCGGTATTTAATTCCGCGCCAGGTAATCATTCCGGCTTCTGAATCTGGTACCAACTCGATAGGTTCCATCAGCTCAAGCTCTATGCTCACATCAGCGATTTCATTGCTGATCACATCCACCGATAACGTTGGGTCTTCTAGTTCCTGTTCGTTTCGGTCTTCTTCATGGTCGCTTAACCAACAGGCAACCAGAGCTAACAAACAACGTGGGTCTAATAACTGGTGAGGAAACTCCTCGACCGACACCACCGCGTTGTATTTCCAATAACAGGCGATATAGCCATCGTTTCCACGGTCTTCACCGCTTGGCACTATCGAGCCGTTCTCTTGCCAAGCATCAATTTTGTTATCAAGCACATTGCTGTTCAGATGGCTAACGATGTAATCCGTTAAGTGCTCCAGCTTAGTTTTGTTGTAAGCTGTTTCGCTCATATCGAAGCAATCCCATTGGCACTACGGCCAAGCAACAAGCGCACATCTTGATTGCTTTGGGTGACAAAACGTGCCTCTTGTTCTGGTTCATCTGTCGCTACGCTTTCGCCCTCTTTGCGGCGGTCTTGCGTGGCGAACTCTGGCAATAGGTCAGCGTGGGCCAAACCATAAACCGCGCGTTTATATACAGCCGTTTTAGCGACACTTAGCACTGGCGGATTGCCATCAACTAGCAGGCTTTCAAGTCGCTGCTGAATATTCAAAGCTGCAATGGTCACGGCTGCAGCCATAGAATCGTTATCAAACGTATGGGGAATACGGCGCAGCTTGCGGAATTCATCGGTTGATAAATCCGGCCAACCTTCACCAGGTATGGCGGTATTGGCTGCACTGTTGACTTTTCCACCAAAGCTCATCACGATTCCCTTGTTTTTCAACGTAAGTAAATAAGTGCGCCTCTTGCCACTGGGTCGACGGTATCGAGTTAGCCTATTGGCTTCTCTTACCTCACCAGCCGAGGCGCGGTGGCGTAGGAGTCTTTACAGATTCTTGCCGTCTTTAATGGCACGAATTCGTTGTTCAATTTTCTTGATTTGGGTACCCACACCCACTTTGCTGTGCTTATCGTGGGCGTGTTGAAGCAGAGCCAAAGCCTTTTCCAGCGTTTCCAAGTTGCCGATTGCTGTCGCTTGCGGTTGGCCTTCTTCATTTCGAATCAGGTATAAGCCTGCGAACTTGAACCACTTGGCGTGAACCTTTTCGTGTAAACGCCAATCTTTTTCGATCTTCTCAAACACATTGGAGAAGTACGGTTCAATCGAGTTACCACGTTCAGATTCGCTTTCGGCCCAATCCAGTACTTCATCAGCACAGAATGTCGGCCAGTCACGGCGGAAGTTCTCTGGCGTTGGTAAGTCACGTTCGATTGCCGTCATACACCACTCAATCGCGGTATCTAGCTCTTTAATATCAAATAGCCAGATCACCATATTGGTGAAGATTGGGTTTTCGAACTGCTCACCACTTTCTAAGTAGGCTTGAACATACGGCTTGTATTTCGGCACCAAGACATTGCGCTTATGCTCGACACGATCAGCAATCGCATTGAAGGAACGCAAATGCTTGCGGTCTTCTTCGAACTCAATCAGTTTGATGTGCAGGCTATCGGTGTCTACACCAGAAATGGCTTCTGGCGCAGACTGGTTAGCTTGCATTTCAAGTAATTGCTTCCGCTGTTTTGCTAATGGGCTAACCATTGTTCACTCCATTAAACTGCAGGCTCTACAACGGTGACCGATTCAATTGCAGCGAACTTTTTAAGGTTGCCCACTGCATAACCTTCCATACGAATATGGTTAGCTTCGAAGCGTAATTCGTCATCGTTGTTTTTCTGGCGACGCTGTTGAGTATTGGCTTGCGTAAGAACTTGAAGGTTCTTAGTGTTCGTAACCCAAAGCTGATCAGCAGGGAAGAACGGCGGTGTATACGCCTTTTTACCCGCAATGGTTTTAGCTAGCGCTTGAGCAGCTTTATGCTCCGTTGGCGAATTTGCCGCATCAAGTAAGCGGTGCTGTTCGGCTGCTACCAAATCCGAGCCGACCAGCACAACAAGGTCAGGGGCTTGGCGGTGTTCTGGCGCAATGGTTGTGTTGATAAGGTCTTGTGCCAACGAGTCTAGGTTCTTGTATGAGTCAGCGGCTGCGCCTGTTGGGTCAAGTTTTGCAGATGCTAATACTTGGCTAGCTTTCTTCTCTTTAACAATGGTTAACCAACCTTTGTTAACGTCTTGACCTAGCGGGTTAGCATCAGGGTCTGTTGGTGTGGCAATAGAGGTACCGTTAAAACCGACACGCAGAATATCTAAAGCGAAGATGCGTGAAATCGCATTAAGCATTAGTTTAAGCCACTCGCCTTTCTTGCCAGAGTTAGCCCATTGCGTCATGGTTTCCCACAGAATGTGAGCACCAGAATCTGTTTTTGTCAGTTCGTACGTATTACCACTTTGACCCATTTCACGGCTAAAGCGACCTGATGACGTACGACCAGTAGAAAGACCATCGTTACCAACATCAACTACTTGGCCTTTAATTTGCTGAACTGGCAACAACGAGATCATGCCAAGGAATTCATGCGATTCTAGAATCGCTTGGCGCAATGCCGTTTCCATTGGAGGTGTGATATTGAAAGTACCGTAAGGGACTTCTAGCCCAGCAGCTTTAGCTACTGAAAGGCTAAATTCGGCCAGATACTTAGTTGAAACAGCATTTAGCATTAAAATACCCCTTGCATTGTGTCACTTGCACCCGAATCACCTGGCTCTTGTCCTGGTACTTCTTGCGAAAGTTCTTTGAATTTCGTTTCTAAGCCAGTCACTTTTTCAACAAGCGGTTTAAGCTTTTCGTCTAGCGTTGAAGAGAATTGCTCTACTGTTGCGCCTTCCGGTTTAACTTCCGGCGCTGGCTTTGGTTCTGTTTTTTGCAAGCCAAACTCTTCTACGAGTTCGCCTTTAAGTGCGCCAAATTTCTTATCAAATAGCGCTTCTAGTTGCTCTGGAGTCACGTCAATGTCCTCTGGTTCAGGCTCTACAGGTTTAATTGCTGGCAGTTCCCCACCAGTTTGGAAATGCTTTGCCAAGTCCGAGAAAAACTTAGAAATGGGATTTGTCGTGAAGCACTCTGACACGTCTAATTCTTCAAGGTCGCTACACTCAATCTTGGTGACTTCACCTTGCTTACGTGAGAACTCAAGGCGGTCTGTTCCTGTAGATGCTGGGGAGTCAGTCACAGCTAGGCCCATTAGGTAACAGCGCCCTTCGCCCTTGTAATCTGGATTTGGTTCAATAGATGTGAATAGCTTCTGGCCGTCTTGGTTAGCATCTAGCAAATATTGGTTAGGCGTAATCTTGGCGAACAAACGCAGCTTGCCGTCTTTCTTCTCAGCTTTGAGCTCTTCGACAACACCCCAGTTCTTACCTTCAAACACGTTCCAATGAGAACGAGCATGCTCCGGCCAAATCATTGCTGTGTATTCAGAAGTTGAATACAGCGATGCCATGTCTTTAATCCATGCTGCTGTAATCTGGCGACCGTCTACGGTTGCGCCTTCTGTAGCAACAATTTTCCAATCACTGGTTTTACTCATGCTTGTTGTTTGCCTAATTAAATTACGTCAAATGAATCTTGTGTACGGCAAACAATACGCCTTTGAATGACTGCTTTCAGCCACTTCAATTCCTATAAATTCGGATTTTGGCTAAATCCGAATTCATCCGAATTTCACTTAGCCATTTGAGAGTTTTCGGGGCGTATGATGCAGCTATGGCATATTCAGACGAAATAAAAGAGGCCGCGAAAAAGCTTTATTTACGCGGGGTACCTCCAAAGGAAATAGCGGCGCAACTTAACCTAAATAGTGACCGCATCATTTATACCTGGGCGGAGAAATTCGGCTGGGCTTTGTTGTTGAACGAACTTTCTGTAGAGGAAATGATTAACCGCCGTTTGGCCGTGTTAATTGATAAGGACGAGAAAACCGATCAGCAGCTTAAGGAGATGGATAAACTCATAGACCATCACGTTAAGTTGCTAAAAGCGAATGCCGATGCAAAAGCCAAAGCTGAACGCATGCTTTCGCAAGGCAGCTCGAAGGCTAATGATTCTGAACCAGCCAACCAAGACCGTAGTGGTAACAGCAATCGCAAAAAGAGCCGAAAGAAAAACAGCATTGAGCACCTAGCCGAAGAAGACTTTAAACGCTGGCATGAATCGCTGTTCGAATATCAGCATGTCATGCGTAACAATATTAAGCAGCGTATTCGCAACATCCTTAAATCACGCCAAATCGGTGCGACTTACTATTTCAGCGGTGAAGCGTTAGAAGATGCAATCCTAACGGGCGATAACCAAATATTCCTTTCTGCTTCTCGCGCTCAAGCGGAAGTTTTTCGCAGCTACATTATTGCCATTGGCAAAGAGTTCTTAGACATCGAGTTAACCGGCAACCCGATCATTCTTTCTAACGGCGCAGAACTACGTTTCCTATCAACCAATAGCAAAACAGCCCAAAGCTACCACGGCCATGTTTATGTTGATGAATATTTCTGGATACCTAAATTTGATGAGCTGAACAAACTTGCTTCAGCAATGGCTACGCATAAGAAGTGGCGTAAAACCTACTTTTCTACACCGTCTTCAAAAATGCACCAGGCTTACCCATTTTGGACGGGCGACCAATGGCGAAAAGGCAAAGAGTCTCGCGCCAAGATTGAATTTCCAACCTTTGAAGAATATCGCGATGGTGGCCGACTCTGCGACGATAAGCAGTGGCGTTATGTTGTCACCATTGAAGACGCCGCGAATGGAGGTTGTGACCTATTCGACATTGACGAACTTCGAGAAGAATACAGCCAAGACGATTTCAACAACCTGTTTATGTGTGTGTTTGTCGATGGTTCGCTTTCTGTCTTCAAGTTCTCTGACCTTGAAAAAGGCATGGTAGACGCGGCCCACTGGCAAGACTTCAAACCAAACAATAAACAACCCTTTGCCCGTAGAGAGGTTTGGTTAGGTTATGACCCATCCCGAACCCGAGACAATGCCTGCTTGGTGGTTGTGGCACCGCCTGCCGTAGCGGGTGAAAAATTCCGCGTATTGGAAAAGCACTATTGGAAAGGGCTCAACTTCCAGTATCACGTTTCAGAAATCGAAAAAGTATTTCAACGTTACAAAGTTACTTACATTGGCGTCGATACCACGGGCATTGGTGGCGGTGTTTGGGACTTGATTTCTAAGAAATACCCGCGTGAATCTCACGCTATTCATTACAGCAACGAAAATAAAAATCGCCTTGTGATGAAGATGATCGACATTGTAGAAGCCAAGCGACTTCAATTTGATGCCGAACACAAAGACATTGCTATGGCATTTATGGCAATTAAGCGAGTACCAACCGCCAGCGGCAACGCCATGACATTCAAAGCGGAGCGCAGCCAAACCACAGGCCACGCCGATGCATTTTGGGCGATTTCTCACGCCATTATTAATGAGCCGTTAGACCACTCAACACCAACTAAATCAACTTGGGCAACTGCAGCATGACCGAGCAAACAGAAACTTTAGTCAAACAAGAAGAACAAGCACTCGAGTCGGTCTACCACATCGACTCCGCACCCGAAGCTATCGACTCTAATAGTTGGATGACTTCCTACTCAGATTTGTTTTACAACGATTCCGATAACTATTGGGAACCGCCAATTTCGCGCACTGGATTAGCCGACATTGCCAGAGCCAACGCCTATCATGGCTCTTTGTTGATTGCCCGAGCCAACTATGTGGTTGGTCGATTCCAACAAGGGGGCTCAACTCGCCGTAGGCATATTCAAGCTTTTTGCCGCGACTACTTCACCTTTGGTGATGGCGCTTTCTTAAAAATCCGTGATGGTTTTAAACGTGTAGTACGTTTGCACCCGTTACCTGGCATGTACTTACGTAGGCGCAAAAACGGCAACATTATCATTTTAGAGCGAGACAACCAACAGCGAGAATACCGCAAAGAAGATGTGATCTTCTTACCTCAGTACGACCCGCAACAACAAGTTTATGGGCTGCCAGATTACTTAGGCAGTATTCAGAGCAGCTTACTAAACAAAGATGCCACTCTATTTCGGCGCCGTTATTACAAGAACGGGGCTCACATGGGCTTTATCTTCTACGCTTCTGACCCGAATCTAAGTGAAGAAGACGAAAAGAAAATGAAGGAAACTATTGCCAGCTCCAAAGGCGTGGGTAATTTCCGCAGTATGTTTGTGAACATTCCAAACGGCAAAGAGAAAGGTATTCAGCTAATCCCCGTGGGCGACATTGCCACGAAGGACGAGTTCGAGCGAATTAAGAACATTACCGCCCAAGATATTCTAGTGGGCCATCGCTTCCCAGTAGGTAAAGCAGGGATCATCCCTCAAGGCACTACCAGTTTGGGTGACCCGATTAAGATTGGCAGCGAATACGCCAAAGATGAAATCATTCCTGTTTGTGAACTGATTATGGATGAAGTGAACAGCGACCCAGAAATCCCCAAACGGCTCCATTTAAAGTTTGATACCGATACGGGAACAACTGCATAAAACTGTACAAAAACACAGGCATTGACGTAATATTGTTCTGTCAGTCAGTTAAGTTAGGTCAATGTATGCGAGTTTATTGCCAGTGCGGTGAACGCGCGATTGTTAGCAGAAGCAAAGCAGCGGATGCGAATTGCGCGGAATTATCCTGTTCATGTTCAAACCCTGAGTGTGGTCACTCTTTTGTGAGTGCTATTGGCTATCGCCACTCATTAAAAAAATCAAAGATTCACTGGGGAATTGGGGCGAGCCTAGTTGGGACTCGCATTCACTGTGGATGCGGGGAACGGGCGGTGATAAACAAAACCAACCGCCTGTCTAATGATTGTGCTGATCTGTACTGCGAATGTAAAAACTTAGCATGTGGGCATCAATTTGTTATGTCGTTATACTTCAGCCACACACTAAGCCCATCATCACACACAACCAACGATTTAGCAGGTTGCCTAATCAAGGCTTTATCTCCTGACAAGCGTGATCATTTGAAGCAACAACTAGCCTTGTTTTAGCACTTAACTCTTCCACTGGGGCAGCAATTAGCTGCCCTTTTTTATGTCCGAGAATCAGCGACAACAAAAACAGTCCGACTTCGTTGGCGTGGTCGCAGTCGCTGCATGTATCGTCTGCAAGCGCACACAAAACCAACTCCTCTGCTTTTTGATGTAGTTCAGACATTTAGCCTCCTAACTGACGATTTACTGTATATTAATACAGTACTTTTTATCTAACAAATTTATTATTGATTTTTGTTGCCTATACTTAATCGGTGTGCCACACCATTCGACAACGTGGGCATACTATATAGATTTCATAATAAGAAAATTGATGTGGGCGGGTGTTTCATAACTCCTAGCCATGGTTGGCATTTCCTTTGCGCTATAACGCCATATTTGGCGTATGGAGATTGATAATACCTATAAAAAACAAGCCGATAGAGCCAATTGTTTTATATTTAACGCATGAGCGCCTGCGAAATCGCATGACGCAAAAGCAAATTGCCGACCTATCAAACATCCCTTTACGAACCTACCAACGGATTGAACAAGGTAAAAGTGATGCCACCATCAGCCAAGTAAGGCGGATCATTGAAGTGTTCGATATTACCTGGCTCGATGTTGCTTGGGGTGAAACTGGCAGACGTTACATTGATACCAATGATATTTCGGCATCTCTGAAACATTTACCTGCTAGCTTGAGACTACCTCTGTTCGAAGTTATCAAAGCGGTCATTGAAGAACTTGAGCAAACAAAAAGGCCAACCTCGTAAGGTTGACCTTCTTGTTACGCTGCAACTGATATCCTTTGTATTCCTATGTTAGCCTCTACCAATGCTTGTGCCACTGGCGGACACACAGCGTTACCGCACCGCGCCACCTGGCTCGCCTTTGACAATTTCTTGCCTTCACTGTTATGTGATATTTGATAATCCTTTGGAAAACCTTGAGCTGCAAACAGCTCATGCGGCTCTAGCATTCGCATGCCAATATCAACAATTTGATACTCTTCTCCTTTAACTGTCACCAAACCAAAACGGTCTTTTGTCGTTACCGTTCCCATTGGACTGTCACACGGTTCGCCATAGCTAGTGCCATAGTATTTGAGTAGAAAAGCTCTGACTTCACCAATATGAAATCCGCCTGCAGAAATAGTGTGTACAGGCTCATCAGTTCCATGACCGATATTTGTACCTCGCATCTTTACCATGTGGCTTGTCACCAACGCATTGTGATCAGTCGTTGTCACTGTATGTAGTGGCTTTTCAATATCTGAGCCACTTACACCAGTAAAGTGCTTAGCAAAGAAGGCTGTCACTAAGGCAAAGTGTCCCCCCTTAACTTGAGCACAAATTGTTCTCAGTGGTTCATTAGCTGGCATGTTTCTTTGACTCGATGCATTAGCGCACTCGGTAACGAACGGAGTAACACAGTTCTCAGGAACAACAAATGGCGAGTCAGAAGACAGAACAAACTTATCTAAGCCTTTCGCTATACGCTCCATCGTCTTTTCAGCAAGTGGTCTTTTTCTATTAAAAATAGACTTCACTGGGATTGACCAATCAATAATGTCCGCAGATGAAGCATAAGGTTCTAGACCACTTCCCTTCGGCCCATGTGTTTTAGCCGGCCACTTTATTTCTTGCATGTCATTGCGAGCCACCATGAAAAATCGCTTCCTTGTTGTTGGTGCTCCGTAGTCACAAGCATGTAAAACTTTATAATCCAGCGTGTAGCCTAAACCCGACTTTAATTTGTCGTAATGAGGAAAGTCTTCACCAAGAGCTGTTTGAATTTCTCCCCATGCTGGGTGGTCTTCACTTAAACCATCAGTGAGAACTTTCACAAACGCATCAAATGTTTCACCTTTTCTATCTGGACACGGCTTAAACTTATTTTCTTCAACCTCGACAACTGGTCCCCACGTCATAAACTCTTCGACGTTCTCTAGCATCATCATTCGAACGGGAACCGAAGCCGCCCAACGAACAGCAACCCAAGCAAGGCCACGAATATTTTTGTCTACTGGTCGATTGCCTTTTGCTTTGGAAAAATGCTTACAATCAGGTGAAAACCACGCAAGACCAACCGGGCGACCTTCACATGCTTCAATTGGGTCAACATCCCAAACAGACTCACAATAATGCTTAGTTTCAGGGTGGTTAACTTTGTGCATATCAATGGCTGCAGGATCATGGTTTATAGCAATATCCACATGTCGATTTAGTCCTAACTCCATTCCGGTAGAAGCTCCGCCGCCACCTGCAAAATTATCTACAACGATTTCACCTGGTAATATCATTCTTCTTATTCCTTATGCTAACGGCCAGTCGCTTTCCAACTCAGGGAAGAACGAAAGGTCTGGTTGTTGATACTCATCTTTTGCTTGCTCAGGTTGGGTAAATAGTTGGTCCCAACCCTCAAAATCCATCCATTTCAGATCATCTGCAGGTGCACGACTGACTTCGACAAGCTGTGCTGGGCGTTTATTGCCGTGTTCGTCTACCTCCGCAGGGCGGATTTGAAGACTTGTCTCGTTATCTACTTTTAGTGAGCTGCCTTTTAGCAATGCATTTAAGGCAAGCTCATCAATATTTGGTAGGCTATTCGCCAATATTTCATTTGGAGCTAATAACCTGGTTAGCTGATCGCAGACCTGTACTTTCTCAGGCTCCGTACAGTTATTGACAGAACTCCGAGAGGAGCCAGAGGCTCCAGAAAGAGCAAGAGCCCCCGCTTCAGCTTCTTCGTCAACCTTGGATTTCTTCTTAATCGTCCAGACCTTGAGGCGTGTTTTAACCACTTCCTCAGGTGTTTGGAACCCTTCCAACTTACGAACGGTTTCGCCGTGTGGAGAGGCAAAAGGAAGCTCTTGATATACGTTCACGATCAGCAAATCGTCACGCTTAACAAACGGGCCACCTTGCCCCATGATGTAACCTTGCCAGTTACCATGATCAGCAGCTGCTAATGTTCCTGCGACACTTGATTGCTTTGAATCACCTCTTGCTTGATAGCTATCACCGATCACTTGCATTAACTCTTTATTGGTTATCAACTTGCTAGGTTTGATAGGTCCAACTAAATCACGCTGTAGCATCGAGTAGATAGTGAGTAGGTCGACACGCTCTTGCATGAAGAGGTATTCCATAAACGCTTTTTTGTTCTGATTGGCAAAGCGGCGTAGCTCTCGGTAAGTGGTAACCGGCGCGCCACCAAAGAATTGGAACTGGCGAATGTTCCAGCGGCTTTTCCAAGCACTAACATTTTTCGCCATGTCTTTTACTAACTTGCCAGTTTCGTCGGACACTTCATCATCCATTGCGAAACCGTCGATATTCTTAGAAATGTATTTGGCAATGTAGCCAGTTGCCGTGCCTTGCTCTGGGTCGATAAAACCCACATCGCAACGCGCTGAATAATCCACGTTTAAAGTGGTTAGTGTTTTTTCAGCAATAGGAAGGCGTTGCGCTGAATCTGGAATCACAACTTCTGGGCAGTTGCGTTTCATCTTCACTGGGAAGTTATCCGCATACACTTTTGAGTAAACCTTGAAAGGGTTCACTGATTTATTCACACGCACAAAGCTATCAACAGAAGGCCATTGCTTTTGCGGTAGCAACTCATGCATATCAGCTTTAACAGCGTAACGAATGAAAATATCGGTAACGCGTAGCACTTCCTTTGGTTTAACCCATAGAAGTAAATGCCAGTGTGGTGTGCCGTCATGGTGTGGCTCGGCTACGCGAACACCAAACCAACGGATTTCTTCACGGCCAAGCTTGGCGCGAATACGTTGCCAAACGTTATTAAGGTACGCTTGTGCATCACGCGGGCTTGCTCCGTTCCAGTGACCAATAAAGCCACCTTTCTTGTAACTATTATGGAATTGTGCAGGCGTGGTCAAAGTTAAGAACAAACCTTGCAGACCGAGTGAAGTGGCAATGTCTTCGCAACCACGACAGCGCACCATTAATTCATGACGGCGAATGGCAGGGTTAGACACGCTTTTCAAAACCATATCGGCAAGATCAGCTTCTTCACCTGTTTCTTCATCAAACAGGCTCATGTTTTGAATCGCTTCCCAGTTACGCTTTTGCTGTTCTTTGTGTTCACGAACGCAATCCCAAGACGCATAAGGAGAAGCCTTTGAAGATACTTGGCCCATTGCAATGGCTAGGTGCTCACGCATGATTTTGCGAGCCTTAGATAAACGGCCAAACCACCACTTTTCACAGCGCATTTTAGAAATGAACTGAAAGATGTTTTCTGGCTTTAGCTTCTTACCCGCACCTGGTGCTTTAATGCCAAAGTCTTCAATCAGATCTGCACACTGCCTGTAAACCATCAGAGCAGCCATGCTTTCGCCTTCTTCTGTATCACACTCGATAGTTGAGGTAAGCGTTGCTTGGTAGCTAATGATGATTGAAGAAAGCTTAAACGCCATTTCTTTTAGCTCATCTTGTTCTAACTCGGCCAAGATGCGGCTTTTTACCGGCTTGCGGTTTTTCTCGGCTTTGTCGAAGTCGAAACGGATTTGTTCAGCTTTTGAATTGGCTTGGTGTGCAAAGTCGCTTTGCTCAGTGTCGTCATGTTCTTCACTAAGCAAAGCCACCTTTTGAGTGGTTGGGAGTTTTTTATATTTGGCAAGAACCATGCGAACGCGATCACTCGCTGGGCTCATTCTCTCGCGTAGGAAGATGTTAGCCGCAGCTCGACCGCCACCTTTTCCTTTCTTCTTAAAAATATTGATGTAACGGGTCGCAAAGTACTTAACCAAGTACTCTGGTAATTCAGCAAAGTATTGTTTGCGCCATGCATGGTCATCTGGGTTGATGTCGTAAAGGTTACGCTCAATAACACTCATGCCTTCCGGTTCACGATCAAACACTGGGCGTTCTGCTAAAACTTCTACCGCTTTAGGTTTTTGCGGATAAACGTGCAAATGCCCCCATTGCTGACAAGCGATGGAGGCTGCACGTTTTTGTTTAGTAGTGAATTCAGGTTTAAGAGGCATTAGGAACAAGCTAATTGGATTGATTGAACTTCGAACTTGGTGCCTTTACTTGTCAGTTTGGTCGTTACCGCTTCCAACTTGTCTTCTGCACCTTCAAGCAAGAAAAGCTTTGCGCCAGCCAATGACCATGCTGTTTTAACTCGGCCACCTTTGCCAAAGCCGCAAAAGAAACGGTCACCAAGCACAATTGCTTTAGCATTTGTTTTATTGTTTTTCACGCTGCCACCTCATGCCCTGTAGACACGATATGGCTCAAACCTTGAGGCATATCGAAACGGTTGCCGTTATCCCAAATGAACCAGGCGTATTCACACGAATCTGAACCACCACCCACAAAACGTGGACGAGGCACAATAATTGGGCACTTAGGCGGAAAGCCGATTTCAAACCAGAAAGGAAGGCGCTTTTTAGAACCTAAGTAATTCACACGCTGCAGGTATGCCATTGTGCCGTCTGGTGCTAACTCACTTAGGCTTTTGCGAATGAATTCCTCCGTTAATGAAAACGGAGGGTTAGTGATGATCACATCTTGCGTACCGAAATCAGTTGTTAGGTAATCAATACCCTTTTCAATTTCAGCAAATGACTTTTGGCTCTGTGGTAAATCTACCTTGTCGAAGATCGCACCTGTTCCGTAGCAAGGCTCTAAAAACTTATCAGTTGAGCGAAGCGTCAACTTAGCCAGAAGTGCATCGACAACTTCTGGCGGAGTTGGGTACAGCTCACGAGGTTGCACTTTTCCGTTGGTAGAACTCATTTTGAACCCTCCCCAAGAGTGCTTAGGAACTCGTTAGCCATATCAATGAATGCACGAGCATCATTAGCCGTTCTTTCAGCATCTGCTGTCGTATGCCCAGACTGTTTGATGATGTCGTGGCTTGCATCAATGCAGTCGCACGTTTCCTGCAGACGATCACGCAAAAAGCAAATCAGGTTTAGAGCTGATTTACTGGTACCGCTTTTTAAGGACAGGACACACCAACCCTCGGCGATACCAAACTGACCACCGTGTAAAACGTGGCTAACTTCGGAATTTGCTTCCTGTCCGGTGTATTCCCCGTTTGCATCAATTTCGCGTAGGTTTAAACAGTCACCCGCTTGGTAATCACGATCATTGATTCGGACTTCGTGTGTTTTGCGGTGGGCGAGAACGTCAGCGAAATGAACTGATTGAATTTTTAGTTCATGGATAGTGATGCTGCTCATGCTGTCACCTCCGCATTTGCTTCGGCTTGCTCACGGGCTTCAATGATCAGCTCTGTTAGTTGGCTTTCGATAGCAAGTAGCTGTTCAAGGGCATCCTCCTGATCAAGATAAACACTCTCATTAAGTATGCAATTGGCTCGGCTATCGATATATTCAGAGTCGACGGTGCTCGCTCTAACATAGAACTCATTCACATGCCCTGAAAAGCGTGGAAACACATGCAATACATCCGTGTTCGCCATTGCCAATGCATTGATAGCGTTAACGATGTCGAATACTTCTCTATCAGTATTCAATCCACTAAGTAACTTCTGCTTAATTGCCAGTGCTTCGGCAGGTAAATCGACATGACCAATTGAACCAACATTGCGGTTAATAACTTGGTCTATTAGGTTTCGTGCTTCGGTTAGTTTTTCAAATGTATTCATCTTCTTTGCTCCTACGCTAAGACGAAAAAAAGCCCCCTGTTACAGGGGCAAATGGCTGGCTAGGCTGTTAAATAACTTTGCTGATATCGGAATGTTTTAGACGACGAACATCACCCACTTTGCGGTCGAACTTCATCACCATCTCTTTAAGTAGCTGCATTCCAGAACGGACTTTTTGCAACTCAAGGTCATCGAATGAATCAAACTCGCGGCTGTAATCTTTTGGCGGCATACCACCTGCAATTAAGATCAGGCCACGGTTGCGGTCACTCATTTCGTTATACATATCGCGTAGCTTTCTACGCTTTGCACTTTTATCGAAAAGTGACTTACACGCTGCAATACTTTCTGCTGCGCTTGGCGCTCTTTCTTTAAGTGAAGAGGGCTGCATTTCTTGTTGTCTGGCTAACTGACTCATGGTGTTCATATCCTCTTAATCGGACTCAAGCTGTTTAGGCTAAGCCTGGAATAGGTGCACCATTAGCCAGAAAATCTGTGCCAAATTGCATTAGTGGCTGCAGGCCTGTGGTGCGGTGTTCAAGGTCATTGATAAGCAAAACCAGATTGCCCAAAGCGGCTTGCGCCTTGGCTAAGGTTTTGCGTTTAGTAGATCGCGGTAAACGCTCTGCGGTGCACATGGCTAACGCATCGCTAGAAAGCTCACCAGAGTGGGCGTTTAGCTGAAGAACCCTTTCAAGCAAGTTGAGTTCGTCTTCGTCTTTTGGAAGTGGAATTGTTACAACACCATCATTGGCAAATAACGTGTTTACGATTGAGTAGTCGCCAGAAACACGGCTGATTAATGCCAACTCAACCGGTTTAAGAACATGCGGTTGATTTGGGTTCAGCTTGTTGCGAAGCATCGTGCCACTTAGCTCTAACTTACGAGCTATCGCTTCAACATCGTGATTGACGACAAAATCACAACAAGCATCATCAAAAGTTTGTTGTTTGCGTTCGCGCAATACACACATTGAGTTATTTGCGTCCATAACTAATACTCATTTAAAGAAGAAAGGAACGAAAACGAATGACCAGCCGATGATATTCAGCCAAAGCGGACATTTGTTTGGGTAGTTTTCTTCCCAAGACTCACTCATTGCATTTTGCTGAGTGAGTTTGGTTTTAGGTGGGATAGCAGAGCTCATACTTGTTGCTCCGATGCACGCTGGTAAAGCTTGACCAGGTTGATAAGAACGCTGCCGCTTCTGCCTTTCTTCTCTAGAACTGGGATTTCACCTGCAGTGATAGCGCGGTCTAAGGAAGATGAAGACCAGCCAGTGCGACGGATAAACTCTTTTTTAGTACAAAAAGGTGCGTCTACCGCTATTTGAATAGTTGCCATAAGTGGTATCCTACTTGTTTGTGTGTATTTGATGGCGATTGAGTGAGATTGATTAGCCATCATCGGTGTTTGAGTAATTATTTGATCAAATTTACTCATTAAGCAAGATTTATTTGGGCTTTTGCGTAAATCGTCTTGGAAATTTGATCTGGATTACTGTTTTAAGCCATTTGAGCTATAAGGAATTGACCCAATGAGCAGAATCCCTGCAAAAGTTCCGCCATTTGACTACCTAAAAGGCAGAGAATTTACTGAAAAGCTAAAAAAAGTTACGGGATGTAAGACTTATGAGTTAATGAGTGACTACTTTGGCGTGCCAAACTCAACATTCTCTACTTGGCATACTCATAACCGAACTGGTTGGGAGCTAATTATTAGGACACACCTAGCAACTGGTGCATCTGTTCGATATATGGCTCTTGGTGAAGGCGAACCATTTGATGACGGGGCATCGAGTACGCTTACATCTCAAGAAATGCAAATATTCAATCTGGTTGATGGGACGTTAGTTGAAGCAGGAATAACTGCTTTAGATCTAGTTACGCTTGACCGATTTGGTCTAAAACCGTCTTTCACTCAAGTAATTGAGGACGACTCTGGTATCTATTACATAAACAAAGAGTCAACAGATCCCGTAGCAGGTGACTACCTCATAGACATTGATGGCCGTCTATCAATTAACTACTTACAGAGACTGCCTGGTAAAAAGCTAGCAATTGCTTTTGGTACTTCGACAATTGAAGTATCCGAAGAGGATATAAAGGTACTTGGCCGTGTGGCCATGGAGATGAAGAAGAAATGATATCCCAATATTTAAATAATTTTCGAGCACTCTCACCATCTGAGAGTAGACTGTTCGACTTTTTTAGAGGACTCAGCGCTACAATCGTACTAGTAGCGCATGCGTATCAAATATTAGTTGCTCCGCAAGTATCCTCACCAGCTTTCAATAAAGTTATTTTTCACATTGCTGGCTGTGCTGTAATGGTCTTCTTTTTCCTTAGTGGATTCATGATTTTCAGCTCACTGTACCGTAACGCTTCAAATAACAACTTTAATGAAATTCATTTAAAAACTTTCTTTGTTGATAGACTAATAAGACTATACCCTCCACTTATATTTTCATTTCTAATAATGATTACAGTTTATTTAGTTGCTAAATATTTCAATATCGATTATTTAGCAGGTCATGAATTTTATATTTTAAGAGATGAATTTATATTGGATTCTGGCGTATTTGGCAGTTTGATATTTGTGCAAAACATGCTGAACGACTATATAGGGACACCAAGTTTAAATGCTTCATTATGGAGTTTATCCCACGAGTTTTGGTTTTATGTAATTGGCGCTCTATTATTTAAAGTTACTCTATCGCCTCAACGCATTAAGTTTCTGATACCGTTACTTATTATTTCTGCGATTATGATACTTTATGGCAGGGCTATACCCTTTTTCTTTGGCCTTATGCTCTGGTTAGTAGGGGGAATAGTATTTATTGCCTATCAAAACATTAAGATAAAACCTAGTATTATCTACTTGTTAGCCTCCGTTGTTTTTTTATTTTTAAGCTTCTTCTTATTTACATCATCAAACAACACCCTATACTTTTTGTCAAAATATGTCTTTGGTTTTTCATTTACAGTCTTCATTATATATCTATTATCATTAGAGAGCGACCTGATAGAAAAATTAACAAAAAACAGTGCCTTTAACTATTTTGCTGACTCTGCAAGATACTCATATACCTCATATGTCATTCACTGGCCTATCTACATGTTAATATACGGTGTGCTAGGTAGCTTGCTTGCATCTAACTACTACATTAATTTTGCTGTATTCGCAACAAGCATAGCGCTCATAGTAACACTTGCTTCTAAAACCGCTTCAACCTTAGAAAATAAAAAGCGTCTTATCTCTTTATTCGAGCGTGCTGGATATGTATATGGAAAATAAGTTAAATATCATACAAAAAATTTTACTCGCAACCTTGGTATGCTTGTTCATTAGTGGGTGTGACTTTAAAGAAGAAGAAGTCAAGAAGATACCAAAGCCAGTCATAAACCACTATTACAATGATCGAGTTTCTTTTTTTGAGGAGTTTGGAAACCAATCATATGATGTCGTCTTCGTTGGTGATTCCATTACTGATTATGCAAACTGGGGTGAAATTTTCACACAATACAAAGTTGCGAACCGAGGTATAAAGTCCGACACTTCGTCTGGAGTAATGAAGAGGTTAAGCTCTGTTAAGACGTCAAATGCAAAAGTAGCGTTTCTTATGATTGGTACAAATGACGTTACAAACAAAATTCCTGTACAGACTATAGTCGACAATATAGAGAATATAGTCACAGAGCTATCCCCTCTCATGGACTTACATATCCAATCTGTACTTTTAACTCAACGAGAAGAGAGAAATCCGACCATTATAGAATTGAATCAGGATCTGCAAGAACTAGCCGTCGATCATGGTATAAACTACATTGATTTGAATAGCCTACTTGCACCCAATGGCTCTCTCTCTGATGAGTTTACATCTGATGGAATCCATATTAACGGGGATGCCTACAGTTTGTGGGCCCAACATATACAAAGTTATATGCCATAACTTTCATTTAATTAAATGTCAGTACGAAACCTTAAAGACGGTAATAAAAAACCATGGATTTGCGATATTCGTCCAAATGGCCGCAATGGTAAACGTGTAAGAAAGCGCTTCGCCACAAAAGGCGAAGCGCTTGCTTATGAAAAGTTTGTTTTAAAAGAAACTGACGACAAACCATGGTTAGGTGAAAAAAGCCAAACCCGTAGCCTGTTAGATATGATCGACTTATGGCAAGAACGCCACGGCCAATCACTTGCCCATTCCAAATACACTTACAATAAGTTGAAGGTTATGGGCTTGGCGTTGGGCGACCCGCTTTATCATAAGCTCACAGCAACGATGTTTACTGAATACCGCACTCGCCGTCTTGCAGGTGAAGTAGCAGATTTGAATGGCCGAAAGGTTGAAGTGTCTTTTCGTACCTGCAACAACGAACAAGATCTACTGAATGCTGTGATTGTCGAGCTGCAGCGCATGGGAGAGTGGAAAGGCGAAAACCCTTTGAAAGCTGTCCGCCAATTTAAACTGCACGAACCTGAAATGGAATTTCTCACCGTTGAGGAAATGCAGAACCTTATCACTAAGGCAGAAGCACACGAATTCCATGATGACATGCATAAGATTATTAAACTATGTTTGGCTACAGGTGGTCGCTTTCGCGAAGCATCCCGACTAACGGGCGCTCAAATCACAAAATACAAAGTAACGTTCACTCAAACGAAAGGTAAAAAGAATCGCTCGGTACCGATCAGCCCCGAACTTTATGAAGAGATTTACAAGGAAGGTTCTGGCCCATTGTTTAGCATTGGCTATTCGACCGTTTACCGATTCATTGTGAAAAATGTCCCGCGACTAAAGCAGCAAGCGGCCCATGTTCTGCGCCACACTTTTGCGTCTTACTACATGATGAACGGTGGCAACATTATCGCCCTGCAACGCATCCTTGGTCATAGCGATATTAAGCAGACCATGCGATACGCACACCTCGCCCCAGATCACCTAGAAGATGTGGTCACAAAGAACCCGTTAGTGAATATCAAACAAGCGGTTTCTGTGGACACTGAAAAGGCAGAATGACCACCCTGCGTGGACACTTTAATGTCCACATTGTGTCCACAAATTTTCAGAATATAGATAAATATTGATGATTATTGATGGATAAGCATTTGATAAAGCACCGTCACGCCTTGCATGGCCTAGTTCCTATTGGGATGATTTAAAATGTGGTCTTCCCAATCGACAACATCAATTTCATACACCACTTTATTACGAACACTTTCGCCTGCTGCATGCATCTCTGTTTTTGATCCCGTGATCAATGGGTGCCATTCAGGAATAGGCTTAGATTCTGATAAAAGGCGATAAGCACAAGTATCTGGTAGCCAGTGAAACTCGTCGATCTTGTCACGAGTCAGCTTCAAGCACTCTTCACCAGAAGTGAAACGGTTCGGGTAGTCTTTACACGAACATGTTTTGTCGTTTAACCAGCTACACGCCACATTGGTGTAGTAAACTTCATCGCTATCTTCATCCATTAGTTTATGCAGGCAACACTTACCACAACCATCACACAGTGATTCCCACTCTTGCTCTGTCATCTGTTCTAGTGTTTTTTCTTGCCAAAATGGATTCGTCATAGGATTACTTCTTACTCATTTACTGGGGTGCGTGTTATACCGCTAGCCCATAAAAAGTTCAAGGATAATCATTGTTCATTCTTTGATTCAATCAACAGCTGTCACTCTCATCATTTTTTGCTACTATCGCGCCCCCTGCTATTTAGTGAGTTTAATTTGATGGAATGTCGTTTAGGTTGTGGAGCATGTTGTGTCGCTCCAAGTATTACATCAGCTATTCCTGGAATGCCCAATGGCAAGCCTGCGGGCGTGCGATGCATTCAATTAAATGAGCAAAATCTTTGTAAGCTGTTTGGTCTATCTTCGCGCCCTAAGGTGTGCCACCAATTCAAAGCCTGCCCTGTCATTTGTGGCAAGACCGACCAAGAAGCCCTTGATAACCTGATCGAATTAGAAGCGATTACCTAAGCGCATCTGCCCTTTTCTGCCTTCTATATGCTCAAGATTTCACAAAGTTACGAAATCTAAACTATCTTGTTGATACTGGTACAGATTAATAAGGATCGTTATGAATAGGTATATCGCAGAAATGTTTGGTACGTTTTGGTTGGTGTTGGGCGGTTGTGGTAGTGCCGTCTTAGCCGCGGCTTTCCCTGATGTGGGAATTGGCCTACTCGGAGTTTCCCTTGCCTTTGGTTTAACCGTACTCACTATGGCTTTCGCTATTGGTCATATATCCGGTTGCCACCTCAACCCTGCTGTCACCATCGGCCTATGGAGTGGTGGTCGCTTTGATGGCAAAGATGTTGCGCCTTATATTATTGCCCAAGTGATTGGCGGTATTATCGCGGGCGGCGTGCTATTTGTGATTGCTTCTGGCCAAGCAGGTTTTGACGTTGTCTCATCAGGCTTTGCTTCGAATGGTTACGGTGAACACTCACCGGGTGACTATTCGCTAACCGCAGCACTCGTGTGTGAAGTGGTCATGACCATGGTGTTCCTATTCGTGATCATGGGGGCAACCGATTCAAAAGCACCGGCTGGATTTGCACCTATCGCGATTGGTCTTTGTTTAACCTTGATCCACCTTATCAGTATCCCCGTCACTAATACCTCTGTGAATCCTGCTCGAAGTACTGGTG